CTTGATAAATTTTTTCCACTAATTCGGAATCTTGCCGAATTGGTTCATCTAATTTGACATTTTCTGTTAAATTTTCTTCTTCTTTTCGGATTTTTACACCAACTAACCCATTGAATGCAATAATTAGAGCAACTGCAAGAGGGTCAAACACTATAACAATGATAAAAATGAAGAATTTTACCACATTTTTCAATTCTACACCAAATGCATCAGCAACGAACCTAAACCCACCCACTTCTTTCTCTAATCCTAAGTTTGAAATCTTAATTTGATTGATTTTTTCAGTTTCTTCACTATTTTGAGTTTGTAAATCTGATATTTTGTTGTTAATCTTAGCAATTTGTTTATCTCTATTATCAATAGAACGAATAAGACGAGAATTTACCTTACCACCATCTAATATTTTACCCTGATTAGTATTGAATTCAGTAATTTGAGTAGAAAGTTGCTCAATTTGAGTAATATTTTGGTCTATTTTTGTTTGATGAACGGCAATCTCCCTATCTACCTGTTGTAGTTGAAGTGATTGTGCTTGGAATGCATTGGATAAATAACCGAAAATACCCGCTGATGTGATTAACATAAGAATTACAACGGATATTGTTAAATATACCTTATTGAAACCCTTTATGTCATCCCATACTTGTTTTAAATAAGTAGCAGTTACTAATTTGGCAAATTCCAAAGAACCCGCCATTACCATTACTGCCGTTGATGCTCCACTAAATAGAACACCTAAACCAGTTACGGAGAAATAAGCTGCACATCCTGCAACCAATACTGCCGATACACCTACTAAATATTTAAGCCAATTCATTATTCTCTTTCAATTGTGATTAGTTCAGCGATTCTTTCATTTATTTTTTGTGAATCTTTAATAAGTTGAAGGATTTCTGAATGTGATAATTGCATTGCTCCTGTTGCTGCTCCTTCAATTATTCTTAATTTACCTGTCATAACTTCTGTCAGGTTAAGAACTTGTTGTTTGTACATCATACTCATAGTAATAAATATTTTATATATAAAAAATGAGTGAGACATAATTGCCCCACTCATCAAATATACGAAAAATAACCTAAATTACCTAATATTAATAGATATTTTTTTTGCCTTTCTTTCATCCTTCTTTTCAATGGTGATTAAAAGAACTCCATTATTGAATTTAGCTTCCGATTTTGTACCATCGTAATCCTTACCTAATTTAAAACTAAAATCAATATCTTTAATTAAACCCGATTCTCCTTCTGGTTTATTTGATTTAATTGTAATATTATCTTCAGTTACTTCTAATAAGATTTTTTTAGGGTCGTGTCCCAATACATTTACTGATAATTCGATTTTACCATCTTCTAATTCTTTTGTGGTATAATCAGAAAATACGTTTTGTTTAGCGTGGGAAAATAGATTATCCCAATCTAAAAATAAATCTTCTAAATTTGCTTTGTAGCCAGTTGTACTTTTGAATGTGCTCATAATAATAATTGTTTAAGGTTTAAATATAAAGGTTCAATTTCTATACCAAATAAAAAAAGTATGACATTTTGTCATACTTTTTACTCCTACTTTTGAGAATTTCGGAAATTTTGTCGTTCTATGATAGTTGACATATAATCTGCCCAATGCATAATATACTGAATATTGTATTTTAAACTTTTAGAAATATCATGCGTTTTGTAGTATTTAATATTTTCTTCATCAAACATACCATCTGTAAGTTTAATACCAAAATACTCTTTCTCATTATAAGTGATACCATAGTGGTTTAGAGTAAAAAATGTTCTATCAGTAAGTGTCATATATGAATTATCTGAATTCATTTTGAAAGCATCACCTCTATTCTTAATATGCCAATCGGAATCATTTTGAATATAATGTAAATTACCTTTCGTACCCAACTTACCCAAATCATGATGTAAAGCAGTAAATACTAACTCTTCATCGGTAAAGTCAATCTCACCACCTGCGGTAGCAAAAGTTTCCTTCATTCTTAAAGCATTCTTAGTAACATTAAAAATATGGTCAATGTACCCACCAATATAAGCATTATGATAATTTACATTACCACTTGCTGGCGCTAATGTTAGGTTGATACCCAACTCTTCTTCTGAATACATATGGAGTAATCTTTCTAATCTTTCTCCTGTAAAGTATTTGTTAAGGATTCCTATGAACCTTGTGTAGTTTTGTGTTAATTCTTGTTCTGATTTTTGATTCATTATTTTGAAAGTTTAAATTGATATTAAGTTGTGAAGCTGCTAAGCTGCTTTATGCTACTATAAAAAGATACCCAAATATACGAAAAATATTTAACTTTTCCAAATCATTTCAGAAAAATATCTTTTTTAGTTAAAATTTTATAAAGTATTTCTACTTCTTCTTCCGAAGTCATTTCAGGAAGGTCTTCATCAAATAGTCTGACAGTGTAGATAGGATTTTCATTTTCATCTAAAAACTCACCTGATTCGGAACTATATAACGCAGGTACATACTCTAATTCGGGTATTTCATCTTCATCAATATCAACTAAAGGTATTAAGTAGTAATGAAACGAATTCTCTCCGTCTTCTACTTCTAATCTATGACACTTCCATCGGTTGAAGCTAGATTCTGTTATAGGTGTTTGTGGGATTATAATCATATACAAATATACGAAAAAAATGTTAAATTTACAAATAAATTTATACTTTAAATAAGATGCATATTTTTTAATAACAGTTTTTTTGTAATAAAGTATGGATTCCAATTTTTACCATTTTGAATAAAATTTAACTCAGCATTATATCTATCAGATTTATCTACATCATTGGTGTCAATTGTTTTAATGTATTTACCCGTTGCCCACCAAAAATTACCACTATATATATCCACACCATTAGATAATTCTTCCAATTGATAACCAAAGGTATTATATTCATTAAGATTTTTTATAGCATCGGAGTACCTAACAATTAAATAATAATTTAAAAGTTTTCTCCAATTTGATTCTTTTTCGTAAAGTGAGGTATTAATTTTAGAAGCACCTTTTGTGTGTAAATACAATATATAATCATCATCCTCAATATCATCTTGTTGAATCAAATTAAGGGTTAAAAATTCATTTTCATTGCATTTTATTATATTTGGGTTTATTTTATCTAAAAGATTATCATTATTATATGATTCATTAGAAACGGATAACCCAACCGTTAATTTAAATGGTTTTTTTATTGCATTTAATAATGATAATTGTTCATCAACAATTTCATCTACATTATCAATACCGTATACGTGATAATATATTCGTATCATAATACGTTTTTCCTTTTACAAAAATCAAATAGTTTATTAGCGTACTCTTTGTTATGTGTTGATGTGGCGTGTTTACCATCTATTGAAAATTCTCTAAAGTTACCGTACTCACCATCAAATCTATAATCATCCATTACACTGTCATCATTCAAAAAAGAACCGTTCCAAATGTATGGTATTTTTTTATTTTGTAATAAATTTATTACCAACAGATGATTCTTATACCAATTTATTAAATCATTTTCATCATGTGTTATTCTGGCAATTGCTTTATATTCGTCTATACCTTCTTTACTTTCTTCAAAATATCCCCAAGGGTTCATATGAAATGGTTCTAATTCTCCACCATATCTATAATATTCTTTTCTTGATGGATATGTGTACATGATATTGACAAGATTGGGTCTAAATGTATCAACTAACGAAACTATACATCTTGATATATAATCATTACTTCTACCACCAAAACCTGTATTCAAATCAACTCCTTTATCTATTAATCTTGAAAAGTAATGTGGCCAAGTTTCGGTATCAGATACACCAACTCCTTCGGTATGAGAACATCCAACTGATAGAATTCTAAATCCATCTTTATAGATTGAATCTCCTCTGAAACCCATTTCATTGTAAGTGTAAACATTAGTTCCACTCTCATCTGAACCAGACCCATTAAATGTTTGATTTCTTCTTTCAGACAAATTCCACTTATATGTAGCAACATCAAATCCGTCTTTTTTCCAATATTTTATAGATTTCATATTATATCAACATTATTATTTAAAAGTTTGTTATAATACACATTTTGAATTTTAACTTTATCAATTAGCCAATTAATTTCATTTGGATATGTGTTTTTTAAAATTTCAAATAACTCTTCTTTTGACCACCATATTTTATATTTTTTAAATTGATAATCATTTGGAGTGTATTCAATATTATATCCTAAATTTTGTAATAATTCTGTTAAATTATCTAATTTAACTACTTGAATATCTTCACCATATTTTTTTTTGTAATAATAAAAATATTCGTAAAAACGAACACACCAATGTGTAACACCATGTGGACTAACAAAATCTTTTAATTTGTGATTAAAATTATTATTTTTATCTGTTTCATTTATAAATACAAGAATCTCTGTGTGGAGTGCAGTTATTAAATGGCTCATTGGTTCTCTTACCACTATGTATTTTACTTTTGGAAATTCTAAGTATTCAAAATGATTAAATTTAATTCTTTCACTTTCCCAAATTTTATCCAAATATCTACTACCGCATTTTACTGGAACCATTACCGTATTATTATATATTTTTATATCCATTATTAAAATAAACTTTTAAATCTGCCTACTTTTGAATTAAAATTATACTTTTTTTCTCCTGCTAAATGTATAAACTTATTATTATGAATTATAAAATCAACATTAATATTTTTATAATGACAGAATACGGAAAAAAAATACTGAACTCCAACAATTGATGGTTGTTTATTTTTTGCGTCAAATTGATAAGTTGGTTCTATTTGCTCTTTATAAAATTTTTTTACTTTTTTAAAATCATTACATAATTCTTTTATAAAATTATTGTTTTTAATATAGACCAATCCTAAATTATAACTTGGTAAAGTTTCTTTCCAATACGGTATTACATCACATATTCCTTCATTAATAAAAAAATTATTAAAAATTGATTCACCTGTATTTTTTGAGTATGGTAATATGCACTCAACTGAAACATCATTATCGTTTAAAATCAATGGTGATTCTAAAAATAAATCTCCATCAATTAGTATATAAGGAGTTGTTTCATTTTCTAATACATAATACTTT